CGCATCTTGGGATTTTCTTTAGTTCCCCAATTGCCTTCGGAAACTAACTCAGGTGCAACGGCTTGAACATCTTGAGCAACAACACCCAAAGTCAGACCGCCATCTTCTTCAAGGTTTTGGTCAATGTAATTAAAGGTCTGAACAGGGATTGCACAAATCTTTTCAAGGTAAGAAGTAGCAGGGGCAAAGTTTGTTTTTTCTCTGCGGTCTGACAAAATTACATTGTTTGCCGCATAGTTTGCAAGTCCACCATTCGACAACATATACGCTCTATTTGCTGTTGCATCTTCACAATTCCAAAATCTTGCGTTTGTGTTATTTGGTGTTGACCCTGTAAAACGCCAATCTTGTATGTATTCAGAAAGAGGAGTGCTGTTTGAATTAGAAACAATTAGTGCATAACTATTTGCATTGTCGGCTCGCAGTTCGTGAAAAGTACCAGTTGCATCGAGATATGTTCCAGTATTACTGAATTTGCTGTAACCCGCTGACGTTATTCTGGCTCGTTCTGTGGGTGCAGTATCTGTAATTACATCTCGTGTGCAGAAAGTTAATGCACCTTTTGTAAACCCACTGCTAGATGTAAGTTGATAGCCAATTGTTGCGGGTGCGTATGTTTCAGAACCAAACCCGCCATAAGTAAAACCTATTTCAGATAATGTGCTAATGTTTGCATTACCACCGCCAATCCAAACAACAGGATTTGTTCCGGGCGTTGTTGAAGAAGATAATGTTTCAGTTACAGTCAATCTCTTTTTAGCAGTTGTTCCACCTATAACCAAATTCCCACTTGCATCCAGAGTCATCGCCTGAGTAAAGGTGATAGTGTTTCCTGCTGTGCCTGATGCGGCTTGATAAAACCTAAATGCACCACTGCTTGTTTCAAACCTTGATGCGTAGCCGTTAGCTTTGTAAAGCGAATTATTGCCATCGTAATAAGAGTTTGTCCAAATAGCCCCGCCATTGGTTGCGTTACCATTAAAAGCAATAGATGGTTGAACTGAACCACCAAATTCTAATGTTGGACGATTTGCACTCCAAGCACTCGGAGTAACTCCCAATCCTAGATTGCCTGCGGAGGTGAGGGTTAATTTGCTACTAAAACTTGTATTAAAAACAACTAATAAATTATCTGAATCTGCGCCAAGCCAACTTGCACCCGCACTACCTCCTGTTCGCTCTAAACGAAGTTGGGCCGAACCATTTGAGACAGCAATACGAGCTTGGTCAGCCACATCCAACTTGTAAGAAGGCGAACTTGTACCAATACCCAACCCTGTTGAGGTGAGGCGCATTTGTTCTGAGCCACTTGCCGCAAATAACATTCCCTCTGCGGCAAAATCATATTTAACAAAACCTCTTACTTGGTTACTTGTAGTGTTGTAAAAGTTAATGTTAGGTATTGATGTTGAATTACCATTTATATAAAAACCCGCGCCACTTGCATTTTGAATAACTAAATTGGTGGCATCCCAAGTAAACAAAGAGCTAGTAGCCAACACACTAGAACTAGATGCGTAAACCACACCGCCTGATGTGAATGATGTTAGGTTTGTACCGCCATTGGCAGTAGGTAAAGTTCCTGTCACTCCAGTTGTCAAAGGCAAACCAGTTGCTGATGTCAGCACTAAATTAGTGGGTGTTCCTAAATTAGGTGTTACCAATGTTGGGCTTGTTGCAAAGACGTTAGCACCGCTACCAGTTTCGTCTGTCAAAGCAGCCGCTAGGTTTGCACTTGATGGAGTCGCTAAGAATGTTGCTACGTTTGTTCCAAGTCCTGATACGCCTGTGCTGATCGGTAAGCCTGTAGCACTTGTCAATGTAGCAAAGGAAGGAACACCTAGATTGGGAGTGACTAGCGTTGGCGAGTTTGACAACACTACATTGGTTGTTCCTGTGCTTGTAGTTACACCTGTACCACCATTTGCAACACCTAAAGTTCCTGTGATGTCAGCAGTTGAGAGGCTTACTGCATCCCATGAAGCGTTAGTACCATCAGTTTGAAGATACTTGTTTGCGTTACTTGTTTGGCTAGGTAAAAGGTTGTTTAGACCGCCAGCCGCTGTAGAAGCACCAGTACCGCCATCAGCTACTGCCAAGTCTGTGATTCCCGTAATTGAGCCGCCCGTGATGGATACGCTAGAAGATGTTATCGGGCCTGTAACACCTGCTGTAGCCGTGACTGCACCCGTCAAAGTGGATGTGCCTGTCACTGCCAAAGTGGTGCTTGCCGTGATTGCTTTAGCCGCCAAGGTAGTGTTATTGACTGTGGCAGTTCCTGTAGCCGCACCAAGGTTTACAGCAGTAGCCGCACCACCAAGATTCAAGGTAGTTGAGACAGTGTTAAATGCCGCTTGAGTAACCGCACCAACCAACGCACCCGCTAGAGTTGTTGTGCCAGATGCCGCTAGGGTTGTGAACGAACCTGTTGCAGGAGTGGTTGCGCCTACAGTTGCACCATCAATTGCACCACCTGTAATTGCGGCAGACGCATTGTCTGTCTTAGTCGCAACAGCAGTAGCAATATTATTGAACTCAGTATCAATCTCAGTACCTCGAACGACCTTGAGTGGATCACCAGGGGTCAGGTTGTCCTTGGTTGCAAAGTTGGTACTTTTTGTATATTGCGTCATGATATTTTCCCGTTCTTAGATTGAATTTCAATCTTCTGAATTGACAGTTGAGTGCCGTTGATAGTGGTTTCGTAACCTGTTTGAACAATCTTTCCCGCACCAGATGCACTTACATCGAGCGTCTTAATCAAGAGTCCACCTGAGTATTGGGCTGTTCCGTACTCAGCTAGGCCATACTCATAGTTTGCTTGCGTAGGGATATAAGCATTGCCAGACAAATAGTTGGCAGCAAAGTCAAATCCCCATTTAATAGTTACAAACTGAGCAGACCCACCAATGATGATTGTCTTGATTCTCTTGAGAATAGAAATCTGATTTTGATTACCAAGGTCTGCATGGTTAGTGAAGTAGCTCAATCGGTAAGTAGAAGTGTTATCTAAGAAACTTCCATACTTGCCAATAAAGCCTAATTTACCAATGTACAAATCACCATTCCTGAGTGAGTGCAAAGCAGTAGGCGTAATTGAGTCCCACTTGGTTACTCTAAAAGCACCATCTTGCAATTGCATCTTTGTGTCAAAACAAAAGACTTGTGCTGTAACTGGTAGGGTCAACAGATAAAAAGCATTTTTCTCTGAGTAAACAGACTTCAGATTAGTCAAAGTCTCTACTGCCAAAGATGAGATCAAATCAGAACGAACATTCTTAGATAAGTCTCTAAGTGGTGCAGATTTCTCTTGGATAGTCCTCATCAGTGAGCGAACACCTGAGTCCGACAAGAAGATCACATCAGTACCAATTGACTGAATCGTATCCCTAGCAATACATCCTATTGCACCTACTGTGTCGGACAAAGCAAGAGATGCTGGGGTAGAGGCATTTGAATAAACAAGAATCTGCCTCTTACCAAAGATAAATAAGAAATCATTGTGAGCCGCTAAACCCATGATTTCATCAGCACCATTAGGCCAAACTCTAGAAACGTCTAAAGTGCCTGAAGTACCGCCTGACCATACATGACCCGCAATCAGGTCAGAGAAGCTGATAGTAACCTTATCTGTAGATGTGTTAGCCACCCACAAGCGACCAAACGCTGAGATAGCAATGTTGGCTTGCGGAACAGTAGCAACATAGCCTGACTTCTCAGAGATGCGTCTAAATGTTGTTGTACTTATAGCGGGATCAAAGATGAGTGGATCATGACCCGTTTGGAAAAAATAAGTGATTCCATTCAAAGAAGCACATTGCCAATTGGATGCCGTGATAGTTGGAGCTGAACCCCCGCCACCATAGGTCAACTCAGTCACTACATTAGAAGTTCCAAGTTTGAATAGCTTGTTATTTCCCGCAAACAGTACAGTCAAAGTGCCATCAGTCTGGACTAACTCATGGATAACACCCACATTGTTAGAGCCTAGATTGCCTGATGAGGAATTTACAAGCGTATAGCCTTTGCGTGAGCCAATACGACCATATTGGTCAATCACACAGTTAGCAGCAACCAAAGCAAAGCCAGAAGATAAATCCAATGGCGAATCTTGCGAGTTCAGGCCATAAAAGCCTGGTGCGCTAATGCTTTGACTTGTTAAAGGTGCAGACATTAGATTGCCACAAAGTTATCTTCAATGTAACGAGTGCTTTCCATCGCAATAGCGTCAGATAGCATCCCACGGAATAAAGCATAAGCTTCAGAACTTGCTGTACCGCCATCTTCACCACGTTCAATCAAGGCACGAGCATAAGCACTCTGAGCAACTAAATAGTCTAAAACCTTGACTGAAGTGCCATCAGAAGACAATGTAGCTTGAGGTACGTTCAATTCAAATATGACTGTATAAACGCCATCAGGAACTGGAAACAACTCTACTTTGGTGTCTCCAGAACCATCTACACCACTAAATACAAATTCTGAAGGTATAGACGTTGCAGGAGTCTGAAAATTTAACTTTCGATTCATCTCAACAAAAGAAATATTTGTTAAACCAATGACGCTTGTTTTATTAATGGCATCATTTAATTGGAACTTTTGACCTGCACCAGTTAATGAATATGAATGTGTATTAGCAGATGTAGTTATTGTAATTGTTGTAGATAAGACATTCCAATTGTAAGAGTCTTCGATTTGACGCTTTGCATCATTGACAAACTTGCCAACCAATGCGGAATAGCTAGTCTCTGAGACTGTAGAAACATTAGTCTCACGCAAACGAGTGAGCACATCATTAACAAGTTCTAAGTAGGTCATGTTCGTTGCGCTCCTGATACTTCAAATGTTGCAAGTACAGACATTGTTGAGCCAGCCTCAGAAGTAGTGGTTAAATAATCACCTTCTTCCATCACAAAATATTGTGTAGTAGAAATTAACTCTAATGTTGTTCTTGCTGATAAAACTTGTTCGCTAATAATTAAAATTGATGTAGCAGCACTTGCGTCATACCAACTGAAGGAAATATGTTTGCTAGGAGAAGTATTGCAAACGTGCAAGAGTGAACATCTAGCGTAATAGCCAGTAGGCACTGTATACAGCGTAGTAGCCGTATTAGCAGTTAGATTCTTACCGACAGATACTGGTCTCACTTCATATTCCTCTTAGAGATCGCTTTAGCCTTAGCTTTAGCGTCTTCCTTGGACGTTGCGCCCCAAGCTCTAAGAGAAAGTAAAAGTCGGGTAGGCTTTCCATCTTTCATCTCAGCGCCAGGCATATTGCCCATTCGTGCTAAAAAGGATGCCCTACGAGGGTTATCTCCCGACT